CCAGGCGAAGCCTTTAGGTTAACCTCCTGGCTAATAGCAAATCTTAAAGAGGAGGGGGAAGCCCGATATACAATATCCGAACTACCCATAAAACAGCAAATTACAAGCAAGTTAACCGTAGGCTATCCCCGTGCTTTAGGCGGCTTCCAGCCGCCAGTCGAATCCACCGGCTTCCAGCCGGTGGTGGTTCAATTTCATGTACATTGATTTTATTATGTGCTATACTGTATGCGGAGGTGATTTTGTGGCAAAGCCAAAGATGAAGACCAATGCACAAGTCAAAAACGATTACGCAAAAAAGGCTTATGATGATATTCGCCTGCAAGTCAAAAAAGGCAAGAAAGATTTAATCAAATCCCACGCCGAACAACAAGGGTTTGATAAGCTGCAAAGCTACATCAAAAAGTTAATCAGTGACGATATGGGCGGCTTAGATTTATAGATCGCTTCATTTCTCCACACCCTTTCAAGCATAACAAAAGCACCTCACAGAGAGATGCTTAATTGTCGCTTAAATATCATATTTCCATGTGAATCCTTTAGCGGATTTTTGTTTACCCAAGCAACATGCACTAATATTTGAAGGGTTTATCCCAAGTTCTTTTGCGGCAGCCCTTGCGCTTTCGTATCTGGAAACAATATCACCTGATTGATTTAAGCATAATACACTTTTTGGCCTCGTTGCAAGTGCCTTTTCTAAGTTTGGTTTCCAACTTTCCGTTTCCATTATGCGTCGAATATGATTTCCATAATTATTATTATAAGCACTATCGCACCATTCGAGATTGTCAACAGCGTTATTCGCCTTATTTTCATCCTTATGGTTTATCTGAGGCAAGTTATCTGGATTTGGAATAAATGCTTGCGCCATAATCCTATGCACTGTATCTGTTTTTTGCATACCATCTGCATACATACTTACGAGTTCATATCCATTACGGGCTATGCGGGTTTTTAAAACGCTGCCAGTATGCAATCTTCCGTTTCTCAATCGCCTATCCAGCGACCTGACACGTCCAAAACTGCTCACTTCATACATTCCTTCGTAGCCTACAATGTCTTTCCAAATTTCTTTTTGCATAAAAATAAAACCATCCTTTCGTTTTCATCCTAAAAACATATGTGGAGAAACAGATTAGGATTTATCTGCTTGTCGGGAGCGACCCTATCTCCACAATTAAATTATACCATGAAAGCCGCATAGAATCAAGGATTATCGGCATTTTGAGGGCTTTCCTTTTCTTGTGATAGCTGTTCATTTTCCGCTCTTAGTTCAGCTACTTTTCGTTCCATATCCATATCATTCATGGATTCTGCTGTTTCGCGTTCCAGTCTTTGTTTTTCGACCTCAAAGCTTTCCACTGCTGGGTTCCAGTTGCATAAAGTTTCAAAGGACACGCCGGTAGAAGCAAGCTTTACCGTATCATCAATATCGGCACTGACATTGATGAGCATATCCCTATCCAACGTGACGATTAACTTGTACTGCGCCCATTGCTCGGCAGTCCCAATACTCCGGAATTGGAGCCAAATATCGAAAAAGTATTTAAGTTGTTGCATGAATGTCTCGAATTCAGTTTCAAGGCCGTTTGTGTAGGTATCCAAGTCCTGATACATTGACTTTAGAGCGACGCCCGAAGGATTCGAACCGAATTTAACATCCTGGGAATCGACAGCCTGCCCGAAAGTATGTATATCTTTACGAAGCATTTCAAGCTTCGTCTGAACCGCCGTAATATCCGGATTAGCCTGTACATAATACGCCTTGCCACCTGTACCGATAGCCACAATGCGGGAGTTTTGCATAATATGGCGCTGCTTTATCAGGTCGCCAAGTTCCGGAGAATACCCTTCAAGCGCAAGCACGGGGTCAATGTCATCCAACAGCGCATCCGTGGACTTGCTTTGCAGCTTGTCATAGCTGTCAATCTGCTGCCGGATAATGTTGAGCATGGGCAGTTCGTCCTCGTTACCCTTGAAAGCGATAAACGGTACTCGTCCCCAAGTAATGCCAACGCCGGATTGCTCCATATGCGCCATAGGTTGCGGATTATCGGGGTCAGATTTTAGCGCGGCATGACCATCATCAATATATCGGTCGACAAGTTCCTTATCCCAAAACTCTACCTTGTTGATTTCCTCACGATTATTGTTGATATATTGGATAACCTTATAGTCCCGCACAATCGCGTCAAGGATAGTGTGTTCTTTATCGGCCCACGCCGGGTATAGCTGCTCTGAATCCACATGATGCATTAAGAGGTCGCCGGTCTGGTCAATGGTGATATATGCCCAGCCGATACCCTTGTTGATGGCGCCGTGCTTACCAATGCGCTTGATGGTCTTCCTGCGGGCAGGAGAGAGATACTTTGACCACTCATCCAGATAGATTGCGGCTTGCGGGTCTTCTATTGGGTTGCCCTGTTCGTCAATCGTTTCCGGTACTGGGCTTTCCACGCTGATAAGAAATGGCTTCCCAAGTGCGTAATCACTCTTTTGCGTGACATTCGTGCGCAGGAATGCAGACGGAATTTTCGCGTTTGACAGTGTGGAGTTTTCGCCATAATCGGGAAGGTCACGCCGCTTCTTAGATATGGTGATGTTCCTGCACATAAAATATTCTTCGGCATCCAGCATATCCGCAATATTCTGCTTCTTATCACCGTTACGCCATTCATCAAGCAAGGACTTGGTAATATCCTTATTGGTGCGCCCTCTGCCCATAAATTCAATTTTAGTGCCGATCAGTTCTATTTCGGTCAAGGTAGCACTCCTTTCTGTGGGGCATGAGAAAGCGCCCCGATATGGAGCGCCTATCAGCTATATTCTTCAAAGCAAATGATTTCGAAAGGGAGTAGTAATCTATCAACCACGGCGAATGTTTCAATGTATTTACTCCATTCAGCATTCACTCTTTTTTGAATTTCGTCAATTTCTTTAACCGAATCGAAATCAAGTGTTATGGGTGACGTTTCCCCGTATTCTTCGCTCTCGAACAGAGGAAAGCCAAAATACAGAAAGTTATCCTCTCGACAGCCGCTTCCGGTGAACAATCTAATTTCTCCGTTTGTTATTTCTTCATATAAATCGCTCCACCTGAAATCATCAGTTAAAATCTGCTCTCTCCATTCGCTAATGTCATAGCCCAATACGGTATAAACGGTTTTATCAATGCTCATACTGACCGTCCTTTCTGTGGGGTGGGCGGGGGATTAATTATCCCATACTTCCCGCTCTTCGTCCGATAAGGGGCATAGATAAAAGCTAAAATCTTCGTCGCAAGCGTCACATGACATTTTGAGTTTACGGCAAGTGATAACAAGATCATCAATGCTCAAATCGCGGACGCTGACATGTGGGCATTTACCGTTGCAATCTCTTGGGAATAGCTTCATTCTCTCCCGCTCCCTTCCCGCATTAAAAATCCCGCTGGTGAGCGGGGTGGGTTAGTTCATTCTGTCGCCTTGACTTTTCCCAAAAACTCATTTACCTTTGCGCGGGACTCCTTATTTTTAGCCTTAACAACTTTCAGGCATTCGGATTTATCAATATAATATTGCTTCGGCGCAATAGTCATGTATCGGCTGATTTCAAGCAGAGAATCAATATACGCCTTGTCATATCCGATCTTTACAATAAATGATTTGCCATCCTCGCAGACAAACGATTCTATCAGATATTCGCAAACAAAATATTCATTGACGGTAATACCGTTACTCTCGTTGCCCTTTATTTGTTTGCCGGTGCATTTCGGGCAATCAATGCGGAATTCCTGCCCGCTTACCTCAATGTCGATTTTTCTTTCATTGCCGCACACATCACAAGGCGCATAAACATTTTTGGTTTTAGAGTCCGCGTAGTACAGTTTTTGCCCGATTTTCAATTCAGTTTTTAATGTCAGTTCCATTTTTCTAACCCCTTAAAATTTATTTCTAACCCATTTAAGGCATAAGAAAGGGACTGGCGGGTTAGATACCAGTCCCGCGGCCTGTACAAGCCGCTCTTATGCTATATGAAAAGCCTATGGGCTAATCATTTGGGGGAGTGGGGCTATCTGTGGCTCCACCAATCGTACCAAGTCCATGCCCAATAAATTTTGCCGACAATGAAAGCGATAGCCACACCACCTATAAACCATAGGATTCCGCTCATGGTTCGCTCCATCCTCTCTTCATCTTAAAGATAACAGCCATCTGCTCTGTGTCTGTATCCTTGTTCCCAAAATCGCTATCGTCGGATTCGCCAAAAGAAATTGTATCAATAAATTTATCCTTATCAACATCCATAAGCAACGCCAAAACGCTGAATAACATATCTTTCATTGCTACACGCTCTTTTGGCTCTTGATAATTTGAAGTTAGCGGGCAGACCTCTTGACATTCGTTCGTGCAAATAGGATTAACCGCAGGATAGCATATTTCGCATGGCGATAATGTTCCGTTGATGATATTCATAAAATCCACCCCTCAAAAAGCCGCTGATAGCGGGCGCTTATTCGCCCTTTCCGACATCTTTTCGGATAAAACGAGCACTTCTTTGGTTCGTTATTTTAGTTATCAATCTGCCGTTTTCATCCAAATACGAAACACTGAACAAGCAACCATCGCCACAGGAGGTCGCAACGTGGTCAATGTCAACCAAGTTTGTGAGTTCGTTTCCATCGTCTAAGATAATTCTCTCAAAATCATCAGCACATAAGTACATTTCTATCGTCCTTTCTCTGCCCACAATGGCGGGCCAATCGGCTCAATTTCGCTAAATCGTCATTTAGCTCCCTTAATATTGCTGTTTTTGTGCACAAATACCCGATTTTGGATTCACAATCAGCTTTCAACATGATTTTCAACAGTCAAACTGCACAAACTAGCCGATTCCACCGCCCAACAAAAACCCATTCGCGGCTGTTGTCAGCGGTACTTCTCTACGAATACCCATTGATTCGCCGTGTTGAGAACAGAGAAAACGAAATACCGGCAAGCGTCAAGCGCGTGGTCATTCGCCTTTACCGGCTTATCCTCTGGTGCTTTTTCATCCCACACATACAGGCCGAACTCCTTTATCAGATTCTTACAGCAATCGCATATTTTGATAGCGCCACCCTGTAAGCAGCTTGCCGTAAGCCGTATGCCGTCAATCACGGCGTTGTTCGCCTGTCGTGTAGGTAATTGTCTTTTCTGTAAAGCGGCGATAAACGAAGCGGCAGACGGGTCTATGATGATTGATAGAATGGGAGTGTCGCCGATAAATACTTGTAGATCGTCCGCGAATTCTTCATCTGTTTTCTGCCGGTGCTCGTCGCGGCCCGAGTAGTAGTATTCCTTGATGCAGTACCACACGCCGCCGCAATAGCCCCATAGGAGGAACGTGGTTGCGTTCTTAGTGCCGTAGTCGCAGGAGACATAGTATTTTGTGTATTTTCGGGGTGTCGAAGGAACGATGTGCAGGACCGGGTCGAACATATCGTAGACTAACCCTTCGGCCTGCTTGCGTTTGCCCAATATATCGCGCTGATACCAAATGCTACCCTTGTCATAGGTATTAATTTCGCGCCGCAACTTTTCATCCGATATGCTCATGTTGTCGGCTATAGTGAAGTGACCGTAGTTATATCCATAATTCGGATTGGCTTCTTGCCGCTTAGTGTGAAAATCAAGCATGTCGGTATAATACCAGTGGCCTTCCGCTTTCGGGTTCAGATCATGGAATATCTTTCTTTCTGCGCTTGATAGTGTACGGTCAAACACTTCCTGCAAGAAAGCCTGCGCGCACTCGTTGGCCTCTGTAACATATGCCATACCGTATGTATTGCCCTTGATAAGTTTTTCGTCGCCATTCTTGCCGCCACCAGATATAAGCACAATCTTGTTGCCGGTCAAACTTTTAATATATAGGCAATCTCGGTTTTGATATTGGCCTGTATTGCACCGTCCTTCAAAATAATTTGTCAGCCCATAACCATCACAATCAAGAATGTTTAGCCGAGCCGTCGCGGTTGAATAACCGGCAATCAGGTGCAACTTGTTGGGATGATTGTCAAGGCATATACAAAACGCCATTGTCTGCAAGACGTTTTTGCCGCCCCTCTTGCCTCCTTCTGCCACATTAAGCCAAGAGGACATGCAGCGCATCAAATATTCGCGTTGCTTGACAGTGAATGGTGCTTGTTTATTCATCTATGGGTAACTCCCTGTTCGGTGCGGGATTTTGGAGGATTTCGGCCAATGTCTGTAGGTTCTGATTTATTTCATTGAATCCGGACTCCATATCAATCGGTTTGTCACGCCACTTTTTAGGGATGCGGTTTTTTAACCAAAATATTTGTGCCGCTATATCTCCCGCCAATGCCTTTTTAAGAAGAGCATTTTCAACCTCAATATCAATAATTTCTTTGCCCTTTTTTAAGGCCTCGGAAATCTCGGGGTATTTATTCTTATAATCATATAGAGTTGACGGATGAACATTCATTTTAGTGGCGATATCTTCATCTGTCAGCCCATCCCGCGCCCAAGCGGCAAGCAGCAAAAGGCCGTCCTCGGTCAACCAATATTCATACTTGCCTTTTGCCATCACCTCACCTCAATTTTGATATAATAAAAGCACCCTTTTAGGTGCTTGTTTGATGGCCCGCAAGGGGCGTTATATAACATTCAGCCTTGCAAACTCACCAAAATATTCTATAGCCGCCTTATTGTAGGCAAGGGCGGCCTCCTCCTTGGTTTCAGAATATTCGATATGTTTTGACACTCCGTTGACTTTTATGTGTGCTCTCCATTTATTAGTCTGCGGATACCAATTTACGCCTTTGTATCCACTTGTATTGTTTATTTGCATTCCGCGATTCCGGCAATTTTCTGTGCTTGTGCAAAGTCGTAAACTTTGCTTTCGATTGTCTAGCTTATTTCCGTTAATATGATCCACGCATTTTTCGGGAGGTGCGTTCATAATTAGCCGATGCAATCTTTGACCGTTTTTGCTTTCAACATAACCATATCCCGAAATATACCAATATTGCTGCTTTACGAATTGCACATCTTCTGGGTCTATAAGGATCACATCATCTGAATTTGGCAATGTTACTTTGACGTAATCTTCTACATATTCAATTTTCGTGGGGCGCTTAATTTTACCATCCTTAAAATTATCATATCTTCTGTTGCATACTATTTGACCATTTTCAAATTGAATATCTATATCGGCGTTATTTCGGTATGCGATTATAGTTGACTTTAGTCCTTTGGACATAATGCGCGTTTCGCCAGTTCGATCTTTTCTTAGATGATAATTTTTGGACATTATAAGCCTCCGTTTTCTACTCCGTTTAATTTATTGCATAGAAAAAGAGCAGGTGGAGTATCCCTGCTCTTCGGTCTTGCAAAACCGTTCTATGCAGTTAAAGCCATTTGGCTCATAACCATTGTGAATATTGCTGCCAGCGAAAGGCTGTTGATTGTGTGGGCCGCCACCGAGACTTATATGCTGCGACATGGCGGCCTCGTTTGATTTTGCCGCTCGACCCGCCCACCTCACTGCCAACTCGGGCAAGAATTACGTGGGCGGGATTGCGGCATTTCTGCGCCGGACTTCGCGGCCGCCCGGAAATACCGGACGAATAGGGCCACGTTATTGGTATGGTTCCCGCCAGCCGTAGCCAGCGGGGTAGAAAGGGGATGAAGTGGAAATCAATCTCATGCGGCCATCCGGGCAGTGTCGCTAACTGTTTCTGCCCTGTTCCGCATCGTGGGTTTGACTTAACGTCAATTCCACTAATAACATTTTACCCTATTGACAAAGTACATTCAAGTGTCATGGACTGCCATTGACTGCCATGTTTTTTGCGCCATCATGAATCCTGAATATTTGGCGCTCGGCATATCCCATTGACATTCCAACCGCTTTCCATGGCCTGCATTCAACATATCGCAGAATCATCAATTTGCATTCAATTCCGTCCAAATTCAGTTTTTCTATGTATCGACGTATGATTTCCTTTTCGATCACAAGTTTGCCTTTCAGCTCCACAATCTCCTGTGCAAGCTCTGCTGCTATCTGCCCCGCAAACACGCCTGCGCTGCTCTGTATGGGCGTATTGTCTCCCTTGCCGCCTATTCCACCCGTTGCCCTTAAATCGTCTAGGCGGGCTTGCAGCCTATCTATCTTGCGTTGTAGGGATAAGGCAGCGTTTAGTTCGTCGGTTGTCAATCATATCACCTCGCCTCTCATCTTCCGCATTCGGGATCGTTGGACAACTCTGGCGCGGAAGTCCCCCCGAAGCACTCATAAATCAAATCCGTTTCTTGTTTCGCTGCGGCCTTATAAACTTCTGTTGTTGTTCCGTGTTTCGTAACTCCAAAGCCATTGACGATAACATATCGCTCGTTCCATTCGTCATATGCGGATTCACAGCCCGACACTACAAGTCCTTGCTCTTTTAGCGCCGAAAGACATTTGCGGATTTTATATTTACTGGTCTGGAAAATATCCGAAAGCCTTGGGACTGATATTAGTTTAACATAATCGTTAACCGCTACATCCATCCAGCATATTTCACGAAAAACATTCTCTGGCGTTACATCCATCACTTTCCCTCCCTCTCCATCTTCGCGCCGCAATTGGGACAATACGGCTGCAATCCTCCGCAGTTATGTTTGAAACATTGATTACACACATAGCCTTTTATCCATTCCCCATGAACTGCCGGCACCGCATCAACTGTGGGCGCTCTTTCGATTTCATATGTCGGGACAAGACATTTTACATTGTCGTAATATATGTCACCAACCAATAATGCATCTACATCGATAAGTCTCATACTTAATCCTCCAATCCATTCTTCCGCGCGGCGTTTAGTTTGGTTCCACTGATCTCTCACGCATTCCCGCAATCCGAGCAGGTGATTGTTGTGTCCGTCCAGGCTGACTATGCCTTAATAAACAACCTCTCCGCTACGCGCACCCGCTTGGTATTGTCGATCGTCCGCGTAACCGGCTGTTCCCAGACGCACTTGAAATCCTCCGGCGCGGACTGCTCGCTAATCAGTACAATATTGTGGCGGCTCCATTCGCGCATTATATTCCAAAATTTCGCGTGATCAAATCCATCTCTGAATTGTTTTGTGCCATAAAATGGCGGGTCGCAATAGATCACGAGGCCTGTGGGATTGTGTGTGCGGTAATCGGAGCAACTGAATTCAATGCCATCAAGCATCTGGTTCAGCAAATTGCGCTTTGCCTCGTCGTAGTAGTCCCGGACGGTTCCGGCCTTAGTATGTACCGCGCCCGCGTACCCGCCGTCGAAAAAGCGGCCATTGTACGATGCCAGGAAACCGACGCAGCCCACGTACCAATCTGAGTATGCGTCATTATTGCTGCGAACCGCCGCGTACTGTTCCCGGTTGATCTCGTCAGGCAATTCCCCGCCGGACTGGACGTGGCGTAGCAGCGCGATTAGGTGCCGGCTGATATCGCTGCCATTGCGTGCCGGTGCGGAGATTTTGTCGATGATATTTGCCCCTCCGACAAATGGCTCCCAATATATGCCGCTTTTCTGAACATAATGTTGGATAATTGGCACAATATATTTTGCGGTCCGGCTTTTGCTGCCCATGTATTTCATATTTTTCCCCTTGATTGTTTCGATATAGAATTTTCTGATTGTATTCTTATTTTTTATTCCATGTAAGAGCGGTCCATGTTCGTCCATAATCATCAAGTCTATAGCAATAATCAGCACCTTTTGGGTATAGAGTGCCATCGGAAATATTTGATATGATTTCCCAGCAGCTCCGGAAATTTTGTTGATGTTCCGATTGATTTATTATATATATTGGCTCTCCAATCATCTCCTCCAGTTCCTCTGGATTAAATAACTCCGGATTCTCCAATTCAAGATACCCCACAAGCTCGTTTTCCAAAAGCCATATGTATTCCTTGACGTTACCATATGGTTCACCATCAAGTAGGCCGGATATCATAATCTTGTTTACCTTTGCCCGGATATCATCCATCCTTCCATATCTTTCATAAAATCCCATAAGTTCCTTTCATCCCCTCCCGGTATTCCGAAAGCTCGGCCTCCAACAACTCAATCCGCTTTACCTGCTCTATTTCCAGCGCGATTTCCTCATGGACTTGCTTCCAGGATTTTTCAAGCTCTGTGGTCAGGCGGTCATGTTCGGATAGCAGCACTGAATTGTCTTCAAGCGATCTTTGGATTATAAGCTGTCCAGAATACGATAATTTTCCTTCGCGTATTTCATTAGCCAGTTCAATAGCCACCTCGCACCTTGCCCGGATTTCATCAATTTTCATGGTTGCCCTCCATTCCCGCGCAATTGCCAATTATTATTTTCTCCTTCAACACAGCTATTGCAAAAATCGGAATTACTGTCGCTGTTTCCATCAGGATCGCAATATATGCAATATCCACACGCTCCATCTACCATGCGAAGGATTTCCTTTAGCTGCTCATTCTCCGCTTTCAGCGCGGCGACTTCCTTCGGCGTGAGACCGGCGTCCTCGTAATTGCCAAGCTTCCCAACAATATCACTTTCTGCATAGCAGCTATCTTCATCGCAATGCGGAAGCCCTTCTGTGCAGTTTTCACATTCTGCGATTATATAGCCGCGTGGTGTTCCTTTCATTGGCTTTGTTAATCTATCCATTTCAATCCTCCATTCTCGTCTGTGAGGCTGCCTGTAAGCGTTCCCAGCACATAAAGCAGGACACCGCACCCCTATCTGCCGTAGTCTCTCCCTTTGGCACACGAAACCCGCATAGCGTTAAAACCTGCTTACCCTCATGCTTTGGGTCAATCTCCGCATAGTGCAGAACCTTGATCTTGCTGGTTGCATTCATATAAACTCACCTGCCCCTCTATTACCGGCTCTACATGCTGGCAATGCTGACAGTGGCGCTCAAGCCCCCCCCTTGGTCGTGAGGATCTGGCCGCACGTTTCGCACTTATATGCGGTTATCTCCTTGAATTGTCCATGCACTATTGTCACTCCCATTCTTCTATCAAATCTCGGAGAGCCTGAATGAGTTCGTCATTTGGACTTGCATCCGATAATTTTTCTATATAATTCTTAAGATAATTTGCGGCTTCGTCTCCAAGTCTATCTCGGACCAAATCCATAAACTTATCTGGATTGTGTATAAATTCTTGTGTTCCGTCTTTCAAATGAACAATCATCCCGATTCCTCCAGTTCAATTTTGATTAATTATTCCTTGAACGCTGAAATAATTGCTCCCGCTTGACGCGCAGTCATGGGGATATTTTTAACTTTCCATTTTCTCAGGAGACTAATTGCATATTTCTGTTGGGATTCGCTTGCAACTTCTCCAGTTTCGATATTTTGGGATTGCTTGATCCAGTGTTGAAATTTACCGCAATCTGAACAATATTCTCCACGGTGGGGTGGATGATCTTCAATATGCAAATTTAAACTGCCACAATACTTACATGCCATATTTTATCCTCCTTAAATCGTAAAAATGACGTGGTTATGCGGTTGTGACGGGTTGTGCTGGGTTTAAACGTAAACTCCTATAAGGAAGGTTTTCTATAGAGGATTTTTAATCTAACCCGTCACAACCCGTCACGGGCGCATTACTACGTTGTTTTTCAAACTACGCGAGTGGGCCAATCGTACTGTTTTTCCTTGTAATTTTCACTTGCAAAATCAGAAAATGCACATCCTTTATAGTAGGCCCCATCTCGCATTTTTGTTTTTTCGGGGAATCTTAGCAAAAATTCTTTGCCGAATTTTGTGTTAGTCATTTCGTATTCGTTGTTAGCTCCGGCCCATGCCTGATAGACTTGATACACTTCATTGGCCTTAACGCTTCCATGATTATCAACTACAATGCAATCCCCCACAAACTTGCTCAAAACGTCCATCTCAGAACGATATTCTTGCGTTGCTTTAATGATGCATTTTGGATTTTCAAGTCCTTCTTTTTGCCAAAGGATGCAACCATCTACAGCCCACTTCATGATCTGAGGCAACTCCTTTCGGAGTTTATAGGAAAGTCCCTTATCGATCTTATCTTGTGGAATAGATACCACAAATGGGATTAAACGTATGCGACGCCATATGCCATCATCAGTACCCCGAATGATGGGTTTGTGGTTAGTTCCAATCCAGATTTTAAACTCTGGTTTAAATTCAAATTCTTTTCCATACAAAAACCGGGCTGTGATTTTATCCCCTCCAGTCATTTGTTTTATGAGGGATTCATTCAGTCGCATTTGTTCCCCAGGTTCTGCCACGGTGACAAAGCGAGAACCATTAAGCCGTGCAATATCCGTATTTACGGCATTGGAATTTTGCTTTATCATGATGCTTTCGGCTTGCATATTTGTGCCATATGTTCCGGCCAAATCCGAAACAACATCAAGAAAGGTACTTTTGCCGTTATTCCCATTGCCAAAGCAGAAGAAAAGACACTGTTCTCGTGTGCTGCCACTCAATGAATAACCAACTGCTTTTTGTAAAAAATACTGCAAATCCTTATCTCCATCCGTAATTTCATCAAGGAATTGCAGCCATCTTTCCGGCCGTTTTTTGGATTGATTATCGTATGCGGCATAGCTTACCTTAGACATCATAAGCTCCGGTGCGTGACTTATAATTTCTCCATTTCGCAAGTTTATAACGCCATTATCACAGTTGATAAGATCATCCTGAGAATTAAACTCACCTATCTTCGCGGCGATTCCTTCGAGATGCTGGGCCTCTATAATCATGTTTGTTTTGGGCTTAGAAAATGCTGTTTTAAGTGCCCATTTCAATAGTTTTTCTTGATCTTCTTCGCTATCCACATCAAAAGCCTGTTTCTTCATATCGGAAATGCATTCATCTGCGAGTTTCTTTATCTCCCCGGTTTCATCCTCGCACCAATACTTCCCGTTCCAATAAAACCAGACCTTATTTGTAAAACTATACCTAACAAGCCCAGTATATTTATCTGCAAATTTCTGAGCGTTTCCAGTGTCAGACATCTCGTAAAACTTGACTGTCGTTTTTGCTTTTTGCTTTTTTCCGCCGATTACAACATCATATTCCCTGCCAATAAAGGTTTTATTGTAAACTTCGGAACACTGGGCAATGGCTTTTTCCAGCGTCATTTGTCCATATGGAACGCCACCTCGCTTTTCGTCCCATTTCGGACGCATCAGACCACTATTGCGAAAAACCCTATCCATCTGTTGATAATCTCGTTGCGTCCAAAAGGCAAGGTGATTACAAAAGGCTAAATCAGCTTCACTTTGGGAATTGTAAACACCCTGCCAATTTCCACGATATAGCCCCTCAAATATATATCCATTCTTGCTTTGGCGGGCCTTGTCTATTATTTCCTCATCCGATAGATTGAGTTTTTCATAGATGATCCTTGTTGGAAGTGGTGTTTTGTCGGCAAGATATTTGTTATGTAGGATTTTTATTGTTTCGCTGCATTCCTCAATGGGTCTTGTATCCTTGTAGACATTTCCAGTCATGATAAAAAATCGGCCTTTGGAATACATCTCCACTGCGCCCCTGCGTCTTGCTCCAGTGGGTAATTTTCCTTTGCAAATTATGTGGATTCCGTTTCCGCTTTTGCTGTATTCAGTATAGCTTTGCAGCGTATCCACAAATTCATCTACAAAATCTACATTGTCAATGCATTTGTCAAGATCAACCCCAAAGTATGGGGAAGCAAACATAAAACCTATACCTTGAAAATTGTATTTTGATATTGCAGAAACGGCCTTATCGTAGCTTCCCCATGTTTGCGGATTATTCGGCATTGCATTACCGCCGGTATGTGGATTCTTTGGTATTTTGTCACCGCTCCAACACACCCAATTATCAGTTTTCTTTAATTCGTCAGGGATATTACTAAAATCAAATTTAGTCATTCGGAACCCTCTTTCAAATCAGGTTTTCCCTCGCCCAATAATAGAGGGTATGGGTTATAATCTCCCCGGTCATTTCAGGGATTGTGAAAATGATGGTAATATTGTATTTGGCTTGCCAACTCAATAAACTTCCCATGAGCGCAGCAGAAGACATTTTACTCCGGTAATCGTGTGATTTTATAGATTGCCAAGAGCAATTTTCAATTACCAAAAACATCTTCGTATTATTAGCCTTTGCCCTTAAAAATTCATTTTCAAACCGCGTTCGATCCGCCGTAAAATTTCCGGCGATTTCGTCTATTGAATTTTTGCGTTCAATCGCTATGGAATCTTCCAAAGTCATACCATCAATTTCACAAGAATAGTCTCCCACATCCAATTTTCGGGATATATGGGGTACTCCCCTTTCGGAGAGATACCCCAATATGTTATAATTAACTTGCTCTCTTGTATCAATAATCAGCGTCATTGTTTTAAGAAGTTCCTTGACTTCTTTTTCTGTGCGATACTTTTTCATGCTTCGCCTCCATTAAAAAGGCATGTCTCCGTCATCGTCCACCTCTTGAAAATCGGTAACAGTATTCCGCTCTGGCTTATCGCCTTTCCATTCTGGCAGGGATGCGGCTCTCTTTTTATTGATAAACCATCTGACTTTTAGATAACCTTTCTCGTCTTCTCCCAGTTTCGCGGCACCCAATGCTCCAGGCCAAGTCAATAAGCTAAAGTTTCCATCCTCAATATCAAAGCTATCAAAGAAGTCGGTCATATTTCTGTTGAAGTGGTCATTTTTTACAATATAATGATTAATTTTTACTGAACTGTTATTTAATCCAATAGATAGGGTTAACATTGGTTTTCCGCTGGATTTTGATGTGGTTTCCTCTGCACTTAAAATAACACATCTTACATCATCCCCAGCCTGATATCTTTGGCTTTCTTCCCTTTGATAATCATTAAATGTTCCCATAATTATTTACCTCCATTTTCTGTGATATAGGTTGCTCTCATATCCGCAATGTGGAGCTCCAGCGCAAACGGATACTTCTCAAATGCTCCTGATAAAGCATAGCTTCCGCCCTTAACTCGATCATCAAATGCGCCCATATGCCAATTGATTGCCATCGCTTCATCCCGGTTCAGTTTCAGAAATCCGTTGATGATATAGACTGATTTTTCACCATGCCCATAGGGCAACTGATCGTCAATTGCATAATAGGGGACCTTCTCCCACTGCCCAGCTTCATTCTTGGCATTCCTCATTTCCACCTTATAGAAATTAACTTTACAGACGTCATGTAGGAGGGCTACAATGGCCCTAGTTTCATCTGAAATTTCAATGATGGAATTTGCCCAGCATATCATATACATTGACGCTGTGGGCCACTAGGCCACCCTCATGGCTACCATGGAATCGGGTACTTGCTGGGGCTTTGAAAAAATCTGATTTTTCAAGCCATTCTAACAGCTTGTCGGCCCCGTCTCGCTTAATGTTTTGCTTGTATATTTCAAGAAATCTGTCTTTCATGCTGTTTACCCCTTATCAATATTTTGATTGCCATTTTTCGCAATAAATGTCCGTCAAATTATGCCGATCAAGATAATCCATAAACCGGGAAATTTCGCTTTCTATTGGTTCTATATCATCGGGCCGGTAGGTTTCTTTGTAAACATCTTTCCCATCACATGATAGATATATAAACTCTTTTGCTTGCGGACATAGATAGAAGTATGTGGGATGCTGAATCGAATCAAGATACTTTTGATGGTAATATTTTTTGGAAAACTTCATATCGTAGACGATTCCGCATTTTAGAGCATCAAGAATCCCATATACAACAAACTCCACATTCTTAATTATCAGTGGGCGCGATAACTTCACTTGAAATGCTGCGCCCTGCAAAATATCGCCTGTCTGTTGGATTCCGCTTGCCCATTCATGCCTTGGATCAAGTGGGGCTCCCTCACAATATGCCTGAATAAGATTTTCAAAACGCTGTCCATCAAGCATTGCATTATTCCATTGGATAGGCTCCCGGTTGAGCGTTTTAAGGAAGTCTGAATACCCATCATCTTTCTTAAATGCCCAATTCCAGGAGGACAGAAGCGATTGGGTAATCAGAAATTTATTCATATTGTTTCTTTTCCTTGTTCCACTTCAAGCCGACATCCTGCAACTTGGATTTAAGGATGGAGGACAACTCCGCCTTGCTTGTCAAAACTTCTGGCAATTCATTGATGGTTTTAGTGGCCTCTTGTGCGGTTTTGGAATCACTGACTTTTTCAATGGCAGATTTGCCTTGCTCCATGACTTTCATGTATTCAGCAATGGATTTTTGTGATTCCTCCGCTTCTTTAGCCATGTTTTCTTTTGCCTTTGCAAATAATCCTGTCAAGAAAGCGTTGGGATCACCATCGCCCAACTCTGGCACCTTATACATACCCTTAATGCCATAACTGGCCTTTGCGCTATATTCTGACGTGGGAGTAAAGCACAACATACGCTCACCGTTGATAATTTGGAGGTATGCGCCGAGGTCTGCCGGAATCCAAACAAGATTTTTCGCCGAGCCCTCACACATCAATTCAAAGAATGTTTCCTCTTTGTTCTTTTCTTTGGTGACGTGGAACATATAAATAACATTGTGCGTTTTTTTGAGTTCAGCGGACACCCTCAAAAATTCACTCTTAACAATTCCGAATCCCTGCTGAGAGAAGCCGCCATTTTTCTTCCGTGCCGTGGGGTCTGTGCGGTAGGCCCATTCTTTTAAGGATTCGATGAATTGGCCGGTAGTATCAATGGCAACGGTCTTATATTTCATGAAAGCCGGTGATTTGATATCCTCTAAAAGTTCCTCATGATTGCTGACTGTGATAGCGTCTTTCCTATGATGTGACTTTACACGTTTAATGCCGTTGTCCATGTCTACCACAATCACATCAGGAGCCGAGCAAGCCACGGTTGTCTTGCCAACTCCGGGAAGCCCGGAAAGCACCATAATAATGTTGTCTCCTACAAAATTCATCTGATCTGGTTTTACAATTGCCATTGCTGATTTACCTCCACTTTCTTATTAGGCGCAAACATCAACAGCCCGCCCATAACACATTCAATCTCCCGCTTTGTAAGGCCGGCATAATTCGTAATATCAAAATCAATCCCAGCCTCGTCAAGTTGTTTCTGGTAGACGGATAAGTCACCTGTGAAGTCATATTCATACATGTGGTGAATCCTCCTTAATTGTCAAACCAAAAGACGAATCTTACATCCTCAACGCCATCTGGCAAAGAGCAATCCTCATATTTTACATGGCCTGCGAATGAATTTCTGAATAGATATGTTCTTAGTATTTTTTGTTCAAGATCATATCCCAGAAATCCCACATTATCCTTTTCGCCCCAATCGTTAAGCGTTTCGGACAATATTAAAATTTCATTTGCATTAAGCCAAGAATCAGTATGTCCGTCACGCCCCATATCTTCTCTTTCAAGCTTGGTAAGAACGGAAATATCTTTAGGTAAACCTTTTGGTGGAGATATTGGTTTTATCGCATTGTCGCGAACGCCAGCAAGCAGACCGAACAATTTATACCACCTATCAACGCTCGGCGCGGCATAATGTTCCCATTTTCCACTTACCTTTAATTCGATATGCAAATGAATATCGCAGCCCATTAATAATTCCTCCCTAAAATTTCATCTTCTCGTCTTTGTTCATATGCCCTATCAGACATCTCGCCAAACCAATCATCATGCGGTAAAACCTCGTCAACATCAGGTAGATCAAGGTAGGCACGTTCAAGGGAATCGAAGCGCATTTGTTCAGAATAATCCACTTTGCGCATCATCCTTTCATAGAATCCTTTTCAAGATTTTTATTAAGCCGTATTAATTGCCCGTGAATCCGTTCCAACCAATAAATGATCGACAGCAATCTTTCCGCTACCATGCCGCAAATCCTCCCTGGCTGTAGTCGCTCACCTGATAGAGCTTTTCCAGACAACCACATATTCGGCTTATTTCCGTTACCACATGGCCCAGCGTGTCAAAATCGACCAATACTACGGTTTCGTCTCGGTATTGCATGGTAAGTTGCACAGTATCGTGTAGTTCGGTACGAATTTGCGGATGTAAGCTCATAACATCCAGCGGATAAACCCGATCTCTGCCTTGATTTTTGATGTAAACAGCCATATCAAACGCTCCTTATGTGATTTTTAGAAACGCTTAAACTTCGCTTAATTTGTTTATCATCCACCGGGAAAACTCGGTCGATTCAATACCCTGCCCGCCTGATATGCCGCACTCATATATGACAAATACCTGCTCAAACGTGCAATCGCCGTGCCAGTAGATTTCCATAAGCTCCGACAGAATGATGATCCCGCCCTGGATGTTTCCGTATTCGGTTGAAACGTCCACGCCCATATCGCTCAGGCGCTGCCAATGCGGCTCATTTATTTGCATATAGCCGATACTGGGAAGTCCGTTGCTATCCATGACACTTCCGGGCCACTTCCATCCGCTTTCATGCTCTCCAATCAGGAGCGGGATTCCGGGCGGCACATCATATGCGTTAGCCATAGCGACAACGAATTTTTGTAAATGCTCAGGCATATCCACATTGAACATTTCCAAATCCCGATAGGCGCGGTTAATATATATCATATCGATCAGTTCCGATTCTAGCCTTTCGGATTTCTCTTTCCAGATACGTTCTGAATTCTCCGCTATCATCCGGTCCGCTTCGGCTTGGTCCGCTCTTGTATTTGCCTCGTCTATCTTGGTTCCGGCCCATAGAATCGTAATCAGGCAGAAGCCTATAGATAGAAGAGGCGGGATTAATTTGTGCAATATGTATCATGCTCCCCTTTCTGTCTCTTCTGGATATTCCCCGCGCAAATACTTTTCAAACGCTTCACGCGGAATCTTGTATGCCCATCTGCCGGTAGGTGTTTGATAGGCAAATCCAACAGGGAATTGCTTGTGCCGCAAAAGCTCGTTTACGGTTTCCGTCGCCATTCCCATACGTTTGCCGATCTCAACGGTATTAATCATTTCCGGCGGTGTTGGTTTTCTTGGCATATGTATCGCCTCCTACCCTAAGACTGTCGCCAAAACAAATATTGAAAAGAATCCGATAACACCCACCAGCACAATAATCGCGATAATCAGGTTGTATTTCTGTTCGCCGGTCATGTAGCTGTCGGGGTTGCGTTGGAGCCGAGCGGCTTTAAGCACCTTGTCGGTATCTCGGCTGGCGTCCTCAATGTTGGCTACTGTTTGTTTGAATGTTTTCTTCATGCTATTTACTCCTTTACATTTTGGAGCAAACGCCCTATAATGAAATTGGGCGTAGCTCGGGTTAATGGGATACGTCCGCATAGGGTTTCCCGTGAGCCGGTCAAGCGACGGGATTCCCTTTTTATATGTATCATGATGAAAATAAATAGATATTAATTAAATCTGCAATCCAGCTTGTTTGCTGCAAGCCGGTTGTAATTGTACTTCGCCAAGAATACGCGGGCGTACTTCATATCCTGCCTGTCAACAATCGTTTCTTGCCGTGCGAAAGTCTTAATTTCTCCCGGCGTAAATTTAGATAATTTCTGCACAAAAACATCTTGATCTGCGTCTTTAGCATAAGTGTGGACAAATAGACAAATACCTTTAATAAATGGAGCCGAAAGCGATTGTCCATCACCACCCCAAGTTTTAACCAGCAGCCCAAATCCAGTATCAAGGACGTATGGACCGTATTTGTCGTGGCAATCAACAACTGTTCTGGATGATGAAACGGCGTTATCGCCCCCGGCACCCGCACCGTTTAATTTCCACTCCAATCCATGCCGCGACATGATTCTGGCTATGTTCTGAATGTCTGGATCGCCGGATTCTTTGCGGGCCTGAATTTTCTCGTTGTATTTGAGCTTGCCGCGTATGTTGTCCAGATGAAAGAACATTTCTGCTTCCTGCTCGTATGTAAGGCCGCTGTAAACTTTGCAATTTACCTTGCAATGAGCACCTTTATTCATCTGCTTAAAAGCCGCGATTCGGTTCTGACCATCTACCACATAATAGGCCCCGTCGCGAAAGCTCACGATAATTTCATCCAGATATAGCGGGTTAAAATTATCAATGATCTGTTGTACGCGCTCCTGTCTAACCCTGCGCTGATATTTCTGGCTGGAGCGGAGCGCCGCCGTACTTAGTTGCAAATGCGCATAATCTGTGGTATAATAATTTTGCGAATCGCCATGATTGGCTGGTTGCTGGAAATTAAAAAATGGTTTATTCTTTTTCATGGAATCATCCTTTCAGGTGAATGTTATTTTTCTTGATAGCTCCCAACAGGACATTGTTGAGGGCTATCACTTTTTCTTTCTCGTCTTCATTCATGCGGGCATATGCAGTTCGATACAAGTCTGTCTTATATCGCTCAAACGATAAAAGAGTTTGTCGCACGAAATAATCATGCTCGGCAATGACCATATCAGAAGTTAGCGACCGGTCTATGCTATCATCCTTTAGCTCTGCCACATGCTGGGCTATCTGCTTTTTCCTTGTTGCCCAATCTGCTTCCGGTTCTGATTCTGGAGCAGGTAACTCCGGTTGCGGCGGTGGGATCGCTTCCTGTTTAGGCGCTGGCCTTGGGCGTTCGTATGTGCCGGATTCAATCTGCTTGGCAATCTCACGAACTTCCTCGACGGGCTTGTTGCGGATTTCGCGGACTTCCGTTTTTGTCAGGCCCGTTTGACCAGAGAGGATTTTTTGTTTCGCTGCCGGTGATTCATTGGCTATTTTGTCGATTCCTTGCGCAAACTGTCCACTGCGTTCCACGGTTGACCGACCGATTCCATGAAGTTTTGCCATCTTTTCAACGGTTCTTCCCTTTTCGTAAACGTCTTCATTTTGAAGACGTTTTTTGACTTCATCCTTAGAAGCCCTGCCCTCTTTCTGCTTGGTTGCCTCATATTCCTTGCCCAGCAAATATTGTTTTTGTTCATCAGTGGAATGCCTGCGTCCGCGCTGGTTCTGGCACATCCAGATAATTGCATCTTCGCGGGAATCAAGTTCTATAGGCTCAACTCTGTAATCCGTAATGCCGTGCTTTTTGATTATCTTTAGCCTGTGGTGCCCATCAACCAAAAGCCCATTCCATGTTGTCAAGGGGTCTTTGCAGCGATTGATGGCTAAAATATTTGCTTCAAGCTGCTGGAATTCATCAGTTGCCATTGTCGGTATCAGCGATTCAAATTCGGGGTCTGTTTTTAATTCTGGCATATGTACCTCCTAACTGGCCTTGTTCAAACTCAAAAGATAATCAGCAGAAACATTCCATTGTTGCGCCATTTTTATTAATGCGCCAGATGTGATTTCAGATTTCCCGTTGAGCCAGTTTTTTACGGTTGACGGCGACACGCCAAGAATTTCTGCTAAATCAGCTTGCGACATGCCGCTTCTAGCCATTTCTGCCTTGATGTTATTAGGGAACATACTATACCTCCTCTATAAAAATTGCTCGTTATGAGTTCCTTAATAAAAGTATAGCCTCATTTTGGGCAATTGTCAATAGGCTTAGAAAAATTTCATACCCATTATGAGCAAAAAAGTGTTGACAAATATCTTATAATAATTTAGACTATATTTGGAGGCGATAATAATGTCAGTAGGAAACAGGATAAAGAAATTACGCAAAGATGCTGGATATAGTCGTGTCGCATTTGCTGAAAAAATAGGCATACCGCATACAACATTAAGAAATTATGAAAATGATGAACGTGAACCTGGCCATAATTTTCTGATAATGATGGCAAATGAATTTGATGTAACGGTTGATTATTTGCTTGGTATTGAAAAAAACGAAAAAACGGCCCCCACCACCCACCAGGTAGCAGAAGCCGTTGATACATTATTGTATGCTTATTATGGCAGACCAGCCACAACGGACGAAATAGATAAATTTACATCGCTATTCTCAATCGTCCGCCAGAAGTTCCATGGCAGCAATTAAGAAGTTTCCGATAGAAACATTTGATTGTGCGGATAACGCCTGAATTTCTTTGGCACATCTCAATAGGGCATACTTTCTATCCTCCGCATTTTCCCTGCGCTGTACCAAAGCCCCCACTTCATTTAAAGCAGAGGCCGCCCTGGAGTGTGTGATAGTTTTTACGTCGTTCATGTTGTCCACTTCTTTCTTTTTATGTACACATCGGACTTTATTTACATTTTATCATTTTTGTATTGTAAATATTGTCATATATTGGGAAATAACATGGATAAAATGTTGAATTCATCAGGGGAGCGCAAAGGGTGATTATTGGCTATGATTTCCTGTAAGCATATTATAAAACAAATGTTCTTGTAAATCAATCCGCAGAATAGCCAAATCGCAAGTGATATTTGCGCATTATTTTTATATAGCAATTGCATTTTGTGGAGAAGTTGAAAACCGTCGAAGCGGGGAGGGGCAAGCATGGGACGCAAAGCAAATGGCGAAGGAACTATAACGAAACTTCCAAGCGGCAGTTACCGACTGCGTGCTGTGGACGAGATCGACGGCGCAACCGTCCGTAAGTCCTTCACTGCGTCGTCGCCTACGGCCTGTAGAAAGGCGCATAAGGAGTGGCTGGCATCCGATAGCAAAGTGCCTATTGAGCGCGTTAAGACGGTGGAGGAATGGGCCGCGTATTGGTTAGAAGTATATTGCAAGCCAAAAGTGGCTTATGGCACACACAAAGATTATGTAATGTATGTTGATACGCACATAATTCCGGCCATTGGAAAATTGAAATTCAAAGAGATTAAGCCAGCGCACATTGCTAAGCTTTACGCTAATGCCAAAAATAAACATGGAAAACCGCTATCGCATTCTGCGCTTGAGAAAATAAAGATCATACTTCACGGAATCTTTGAAACCGCTATCGACAATGGATATTGTAGCAAGAATCCTGTATCAAAAGTGAAATTGCCGGATAAAGAGCCAAAAGAAATAAGGGTATTTTCCAGCGGCCAGATGGCGGCAATTGTTGAATATTTAAATGAGCATGAATATGGGCCATATATCGCGATTTTACTTTATACTGGATTAAGAATCGGTGAAATGCTCGGTCTTATGTGGTCCGACATTGACGCAGAGAATCAATGTTTCAATATCCGGCGGTCCCTCAAGCGCACAGAAAACGGAAAAGAAATCACACCAAGCACAAAAAATAAAAAAGAGCGCATCATACCATACGATGGCGACACGCTACAAAAATATATTGATAAAATTCCGCGAAATGGACTTTACGCGATAGGCCGTGAGACTAATGGAGTATCGACACATCAAACTCATTCCAGCTTCGATACTATATATTATAAGTTTTTTAATGATCTGAATAAGACGTTAGAGGAGCCGCTTCCGAAGATGACGCCACACAAATGCCGCCACACCTTCGCAACATACATGCTCAAAAGTGGTGCAGATATTAGATACGTGCAAGCACTTCTCGGACACTCTACGATCTCCACAACGGAAATTTACACACACGTTGAAACGGAAGACTTGCGGGCGAATGTGGCGAAGTTGAAATACTGAATCTAAGAAATTACTGGACACAATTGGACACGAATTGAAAATTGAATGGGTTTTGGTAAAAATAAAATTCCCTAAAACCGCATAGTTAAAGGGAATTCATGGCTGGGCTGGATGGATTCGAACCATCGCATGACGGAGTCAAAGTCCGTTTATATTCCTACCACACTAAGCCAGAAACCGTATATTATCGTGGTTTTTGGCTTTTAAATATTATGTATTTGGACACAATTTTGAGCTTACTGGACACGAACTGGACACAAAACCGCTCACAGATCAAGGCTGGTGTCCTCCACGTATTCCATAATATCGCCGGGTTGGCAGCCAAGGACGGCGCACAGCTTGCTTATAGCTTCTGTGGTAACGGTTCTGTTTTCCCTCAATGCTTGCAATGTGCGCTCCGATATAATTTTCTCTTTTCGTATTCGATATGTGGTTAATCCCTTAATTTTCATAATGGCAAACAGTTTATCATAGTTTATTGACACAATATCACCCTACATTATTGTAGCATAAATTATACATCATAACAAGAGCATAACTATACATTAAATATGATGTATCTTTGTGTATTTTGCCAATAGACTATACTGCCTAAATGATGTATAATAAGACCATAGAGAAAACACAAACGAAACGGGAGGGCATGGAGATGACAAACTTTAATATTACAGCTACTGATAATAAAACATACATAGTCAAGGCAGACAGCGACCGATTCGGCAAACAAGCAATAGTATTTGAATCCTATAAATACGGCGAATGTGCAGAATACGTAAATAATCACGGCGGCGAAGTTTTGACGCTGGAAAAAGCAATCGAAGCCCTTGATGGTACCAACGTACAAGTTTCTAGTAATATGTTCCATAGAATTAAAAGCGCGGCTGACTTGGTAGAATCAATGGATAAAAAATATATGAGCAAACTGGCAGAAAAACTTTTCGAAAACGTGATTATGATTACCCCGCTTATCGGAAAATTCAATTATCTTGATGGTATTGGCAAAAAGCGCACTTGCACCGTGAAACTGGGTCGGGAATGTACATGGTAAGGAGGCGTGAGACTTGAGCGAGCATGAAAGATTGAGATTTGATATACAAGCTATCGAATTGCTTTTGAAGCGGCTCGATGCTCCGACTAATACGCTATCCCGCGCTATAGAACGCGAGCAATGGGCGTATAAAAAACGGATACAGGAAGCGTCACAATATTTATCGGTGGAACAAGCGCGGAATGACTGGGGCTGCGATATTATCTCCGATAAAGAATTTGAAGAGATAGAACGTTATTTTGAAAAAGGGGAAGAAGAATTATATACCGTAACAAATGCGGCATACGAAATGCTTAATCAATATAAAATGCATCTGCTTGTCGCAATGCAAAGCTATGAGTTTGATTTATTGCCGCCAGAAGAACAAATACGGATAAGGCGGGAACGAGAATTAAATAATAAAGGTCACACCGCCGCCGGTCGGTCAAAACCGGCGCCAACCACCACAACCAACAGGAGGGAATGGGCATGAACGAGAATGTCACTAAAAATAGCGTAATAGTCTATCTGACAAAGGATGGATGGAGTAATGATAATGCGACTACGTTCTGCGACAACTATTACGACTTGGCAATCAGTAAAGGCATGCGCAGCGCTAAACAAATAGCAGAATTTGTTTCTTGGGAATGGATATGGCAAAATTCCCACCCATCAACCGCTTGCTGGGACAGAAAATAGGAGGGTGTCAATCACTCAACGGATGATTCCGGGGGCTTATAAAGGCTCTGATTGACTAGCCTAAGTCCTACGAGGACTACGTTACACAAGAATATATAGTCACCCGCGAATGTCTGCTCTAGTTTGCGGCTCTGAGGCAAGCGGTTAAACAATCCTGATGGGTAGGGATAGTGCTGTTTGTATAAAACCTTGTATAACATTGGCTAAGGGCGCCCAACTCTGAAAGGAGGACATAACTTGAGAGTATATGTCAAAAACATGCGCGGACAACCGTTAATGCCTACTACACCTCAAAAGGCGCGAACATTGCTAAAACAAGGCAAGGCAAAGGTTATAAGCCGCACGCCGTTTACCATTCAATTAAAATATGCTACAGGTGAAACCGTGCAACCTATCACGCTGGGCGTAGATGCTGGAAGTAAGAAAATCGGATTATCGGCAACAACCAAGATGGACGAATTGTATTCGTCAGAAATTATCTTGCGCACAGATATTGTAGGCTTGCTTTCTGCCCGCTGTCAGTTTCGAAGGGCAAGACGCAGCCATACCACAAGATACCGTGCCCCACGTTTTAATAATCGCAGAAAGCCTGATGGTTGGCTTGCTCCGTCAATTGAACAGAAAATTAATACTCACCTAAAAGCAATCGAACAATTATACCGAATATTGCCAATAAGCCGCATTATCGTTGAGGTAGCCGCTTTTGATATTCAGAAAATCAAAAATCCAACCATAGGCGGCATAGACTATCAACAAGGCGAACAGTTGGACTTTTGGAATGTGCGGGAATATGTCTTGTTCCGAGATGGGCACAAATGTCAACATTGCAAGGGAAAAAGTAAGGATAAAATTCTGAACGTTCATCACATCGAAAGCCGAAAAGCAGGAGGTGACGCGCCAAACAATCTTATCACACTCTGCAAAACCTGTCATAACAAGCACCACAAAGGCGAGCTAACTGTCAAGGTGAAGCGTGGGCAATCGTTTAGAGATGCGACTTTCATGGGGATTATGCGCTGGGCATTCTATAACCAGCTAAAGGCGCAATATCCAAATGTCAGCCTAACCTATGGCTACATTACTAAAAACACGCGAATACATAATGGGTTAGACAAAGCACATCGCATAGACGCACGTTGCATAAGCGGAAATCCAAACGCAATTCCACTTGATTGCTGGTATCAGCAAAAGGCAGCGCGCCGACATAATAGGCAAATTCACAAGGCGACCATCAACAAAGGGGGAGCACGAATACTGAACCAAGCACCTAAATATGTATTTGGGTTTCAGTTATTTGATAAGGTTTTATTCGATGGTCACGAATGCTTTATTTACGGTAGGCGTAGTCGCGGATACTTTGATTTGCGATTGCTGAACGGCACAAAGATTCATGCAGGCGCAAATTATAAAAGGTTAAGACTTTTAGAAATGGCAAATACGCTATTAACGGAAAGGATGCAGAATAATGACAGTGCAACCAGATTTTGACGAGGGATAGCTAACCCGCAAACCCTCACCCCTCCCCATGCAGGAAAAATAGGAGGAATTGATTGTGAGCCAGGCGTTGCTAAATAAACTTGAGAAATATGAACAAACCGCATATAATGGCGGGTTTAGAGAAGATTGGCTTATTGATGTAGGAGAGGGCTCAAGTTTTATATCCAGGAATGTAATGGAGGATTAGGATGAGTTGCGAATATTGTAAACAAAGAAAAATACCTATTACGACACCTACCGGAGAATTGATTCGATACAAGAATTTTTGCGATAATTGCGGGGAGCCGCTCGCGGAACCGAAGCCAATTCCACTAGAGCGGCTAAGGCAGATGAATGGGGAGCCGGTGTGGTGCAAGTATCTTGACGATACTTTAGTATGTGGAATTATTGATATTTCACAAGATGATAATTCTTGGGACACGATTGACTTTGTAGACAAATGGGAGCGATTGAATGATGTTTACAAAAGCTGTAAAGGATTGGTTTATGCCCACAAACCCAAAACCCAACCAGCACCAAAGAAAGGCGGGATATGAATGGATAGATTAACGAACAGAAAAGAAGCCGATGCAGATAGAGTAAAATATCAAAAGCAATTAGAGCAAGGCTATGCGCGCAATATTGCGGTAGAAAGGTTTTTGAAGCTTGCCGAATTTGAGGACGCGGAGGAGCAAGGGCGATTACACATTGCGCCATGCGCTGATGGTACAGAAATTTGGCGAGTGCTTGATGTGGACAGCGAAATGATGCAGTTATTTGAAATAGAAGAACCTATTTCATGCGAAACATACATACATGGCTATACCGAAATGGCTATTGGAGAAATTAACAAGGATTGGTTTCTTACAGAAGAAGCCGCCAAATCAGCCCTCAAAACCAAATCCACGGGAGGGGATAATTGACATGATGAAATCAATGAAGTTTAAAAACACTGACAACTACGGAAACCCAAAGCAAAACTATCTTGATAGAATCGCCGCCATGACGGATGCGGACTTGCACACCGAAACGCGACAAAAAATCTGGCTATCAGCCTATGCCAACAACAATCCGCGCTCTGATTATCATTGGCAATGCGACGCTACATACGACGAATGGAAACGGCGCGGTAATCCTGATGGATATAAAAAGGCATATAATGAAGAATACGCCGCAAGTTTTGGATAAAACCAAATCCCAGGAACAAGGAGAAGGGGGAATTGATATGAATAACAGGTATTTATTTCGCGGAAAGCGAGAAGATTACGGCTCTTGGGTAGAGGGTTATTATGTCTTTAATTTTTGGAAGAAGAATGAAACAACTATACATTTGTTAGATGGCGGCTGTTGCACCGTAGACCCCACCACAATCGGACAATGCACCGGACACCGCGACATGAACGAAAGCCTTATATTTGAGGGTGACATTCTTCAAATTGATGATGATGATTTTAGAGTTTTTAAAAGTGTAGTTTATTGGAGCGAAAGAGAGTTGGCATATGTTATTGACAGCCCACGACGCAAAGAGGATTTAATATCGCAATGGACTTCTTGCGATTTAGGGTTTCCGCTGAATTGTGCGGAAATAATCGGAAATATTCACGAAAGCCCAGCACAAGGAGTGAAAAACGAATGAACACCCTACAAGCATTCCTCCAATCCCAAATAACCACCGGCCTCACCATCCGTGAGATATCGCGTCAGACAGGCGTAGCAGCCTCTACAATCAGCCGAATATGCAATGGTGGTATTTCACCAAATATGGAGACAGCGGGGCGTATACTGCGTCCATTTGGGTATGAGGCGATTATAATTAAGAAAGGCGATAGCTGATATGAAAGTGAATATAAAACAGCCCAATATCACGCAATACCATTTTCAATTTGAGGAAGGCGACCCGATTTACACAAATTGCATGTGGGCGCGAATCAATCTTGACCACGACACGTTCACCATGACCGCCACAAGCGATTGCGGGGATTATTCATATCGGTGGCATGTGACAGAAAGCGAAACGTTTTCGCATCTCATGGCGCGGCTTGGCAAGGATTATCTGCTTGACAAAATTTCCAGCCGGTGCGTGTTCATTTTTGAGGATAGCAAGCGGCAACTTGAAAAAATGCAGTCTCTTTATGATTGGTCAGACACTCAAAAGGAAAGGCTTGACGAATTGGATGAATGTAGCGAAGAATCATTTGTCAAGTTCGCGTGGGATGAATTAAATATTGATCCGCACGATATTCCGGTAGAAAAGCGATATCCGATAGGCGCGGTCACATTCTGCGAATTGTTTTGTAAATGCTTGCAACCAATATTGAAAGACAGCCCCAAGTAAGTCTAGGGTGGCGATTAATAAGATAGGGCGGGAGCCTATGGATTTAGGAGGGGGAGAATGAACCTATATACCTTACAAGAAGAACCGAACGGCGATTTATGCCATAAGGAAAATGGAGTTTGTGGCAATCTCGTTAAGATGTTTTGCAGTGACGAATTTTTCAGATGCTACAAATATAACGAGCCTTGCGAAATCCAAGAATCTTTGATAACGCCAAATATGGTAAACGTTTATAAATGTGCCGCTTGCTTGGCAGCCAGCAAAGAAAAATCCGGCGCGATAGCCGGGGTAGGAGAATAGGATGAACGATAACGAAAAGCGGGAATACATGACTAATTTTGAGCGCTGGACACGAAGCCCCGCCGTACTCGCGGGATTCCTAAAAGTGGCTATTAAGTGCGATAATTGCAAACTATATTATGATTGTGATATCCATAAGGACAGCCCGCAAGGCGAAAATTCCGATTGTTCGGCGGTGTGGCTTAAATGGCTTAACGCCAGAGCGTTTCCCCTGTTGGGCGAACAAAAATCCACCCCCGAATAAGCTGGGGAGCTGAGGAGGATAAGATGATTATTTATCAACACATCTATAATTCTGATGGGTATTCAATAAGAGAAATCCAAGCTACAGAAACTAAAAAGCAATATCGGTCAAATGCTGATTTTGTTGGTTATCGCTCACAAATCGATAAGACTGATATTGATGTGCCATTTACGCATCACGCCGTATTCATGATGTATTCGCTCGAAAAGTCAAAAGTTGCCCTACTGGAATATGCCGACATGAAATTAAAGGATTACATTTCAACCGCAAAGGAAACGTTACTTAAATATGAAAAATGGCATGAAGATTTCAAGATGAATGCACAAAAAGACACCCCGGCGTAAACCGGGGCTTTTTCTGAAATGAATGTTGTGGTATAATAATCAAAAGGGATGTGACATTATGGCAAAATTCAGATATCATCGCGGTGGCCTTCGGGAAAGCATGGAAACGGTCATCGAAGTGTTCAGCAAGCAAGATATTGTAAATAAACTAAATAGTGATCGCTATTGTCTATGCAATGATTTCCTCCCGGAGAATATTACTATCAAGCCATATGGATATGATGAGCGAATAGATTGGTCCACTCATATAGTGATAATCAACGATGGTACTGGCAGCGACCAGCAAGGAATTCGCGGGCTTGTTGGATTTACCGATGGGCCATTAGATTGATAATAACCAATCCCCCGACATCAGCCGGGGGAGTCTTGTTATACAAGGCGGGCCAGTAGGGCATTGTGATGAACCATATACGGATTCAAGTCAATATTCGGCTCAACCGTTCGGGCGTATTTGGCGAGGATTTCAAAATGGGATAATTCCTGTTTTGCTATTTCCCTGAAATCCTTGTTGCTGGTCTGCCGCCACAATTTGATGTATCTCTCCGAATCTGCCAGCTCGTCAGCCATATAATCCAGCAGGACGCCTCCTGCGCCCTCATTTTCGCCCTGTGCGGCGGTTTCGGGGGTTGGGTGGGTAGATTCGCCCATGTGCTCGAAATGGTCTAATAGGGCTACGCTGGCGGCGTATAACAGGTATTGATCTTTGCTGGCTTTATCGGGGTTGATATCCCTTAAACTTTCGTAATTCTCTTTGGCTACCTTTTTCCATTTTTTGTCCATAAGACCGCCGCCTTACAGATCAAAGTCAATCATGCCGCCGTCATAATGACCGTTTTTAGGGTCGAAATAAATATGCAGTTTCTTGAATACGCTTTTTGCGTCGGGATGATTTAGCTCATCGGGAATAAGCCTATCGTGCAATATTTCAACGGCCCACATTTCATTCTCGATCTGTTTTGTATAGCAACAAACTTTTTGATACAGCGTGATTTCTTCACAATCCGCAAGGTACAAAGCCGCACCAGAAAACATCATGCGGGTTTTGCCAAGCCATTTGTCCCACATATCCAAATGCTGAATGAATTGGGGTTTTCCATATTGCGCGGTTCTGATTATTTCTGGCATGGTAGCCATATCAATCATTGTTTTATAGCTGAATGGCCTATCTGCAACGCATTTCCTAAACGCTTCACAATCACAATAAGCCCTTTTCTGCATTTGCTGATGGAATCTTGAAGGGCCGCGATAATCAATTAAAGTAGCACATACTTCGGATTCTCCGTGCCATAGTTCCCATTCTTTGAAAGATGTGGCGATTTTGTTCAGACAA